TACATTAGACCTTCTGTCGATAGTTTTATCTACTACACCATTCTGTTCTAATAGCGAAAGCGAAGTAGATGTATTGATAGAATCGCTGATGTAAACTTGTGTCTGGAAGTAACTAATCTTCTCATTTGTTACAGCAGAAATTTTAGCAGTAGCGCCACTATCTGCGCCTCTAATGACCTGATCGTTAGGTCTAGCTGTGCCAGGTCCAGTGTTGAATGTGCCTCCAGCAACGAACTGATATCCTACAGTAGGTGTTACACTATCGGGAACACCTGCTAAACGCCAGTGAGCAGTTGTTGTAGTAGGACTTCCTAAATCTACAATTGTATAAGTCGTACCAGCTTGTAGATTTCCTATAGTAACAACAGGACTATCATCTAGATAATTTGTCGATGATGCACTACTTTCTTTCAAGAATAGCTTATCGGGCTTTCTAGAATTAAAGTGAGAAACTTTACCCGCTACACATAATGTTGCAGTAGCAGAAGTAGTAGTTTCAAAATAAGATGTATCTAATGTAAATACTTTAGTTGTTGATAAAGTATCAACATTCAGCACCTTACCTACAACAAACTCTGTACCAGTATTGTTTTCTATATGTAGATAATCTCCTTGAGATATTCCTGGTGTTCCTTGAATAGTAATTATATTTTTCTCATTTCCTGAAACACTAGCAGTAAAGGTTTCGGTCTTTTTAACATATGCTATTTCATCTAATTCAAAGTTGAGCGTAGTATCACGAACTGATAGGAACTCAAGATCATTAGGAGATAGATTAACTGAAGCCGCTGAAGTCGAGAAATCATATCGATTTATATTAAACTTAATATCTTCGTCTTGATAAGATTTCCAAGCACTATCGTTTGTAGAAGTAAACAGTACACCGTCACCCCAATCGTTAGTAACTGCTACTGAAGATGCGACAGTTCCTTTTGATAGGCTAGTCTCTCCGACTTTAGAAGTATAGATCAAATAATCAGGAGAGTTTGCGTCAGGAATAACAACAAATGCGTACTCGGTGTCGGCATTAAGTCTAACAGGATTATCGAATGTAAACTTAGTTGAAGTGATGCCCGTTGGACTAACACTAACTTGTGAAGAGTTTAAATGTTTACTTGCGAAAGGCAATACTCTCTTAGAAGGATATCCGTTCTCAACCTCTCGAATCTGTAATGTAACGCCTGTATTGGCACTCTTCTGCTTGAAGTATACATCGATGTCGCTGATTAAAGCAATGTTAGCATCATTGGTACTAGAAGCCTTTACTTTGAAAGTTTGTGCAATAGGATCACCAACTTGTCTTTGGATCTCTCGTGTCACAATATCGACTTTAGTGTCGAAGTCTACAGTCCGTGTAGTCATGCTCACATCGCTCTTATTGACTGCGAAGTTATAGCCTCTATAAGTTGCTCTAGCATATGAAGTAGAAGCTGAATCTATACTTGAGTATTGATCAACATCGACAATCTCAAGAACATTCTCTCCTACAAAGAATGTTTCAGCAGGTATAACGAATACAGCAGACAGTGTTCCATTTGCGTCACTTCTTACGACTGAACCCTTGCCGATCCCGCTTGCTGTTGAGTGCCACTGTCCAGTTGAAACCTGACTCACATCTAAAGTTGAACTGTTACTTGAGCCAAATGGTATGACTGGTCCAGGAGCAACATGAGCATCAACAGACTTCTGATCAAAGAAGAAGTAGTGACGAGTACTAGGTCTCAAGCCAGTAATCAGAACTTTAACAGTCTTTCTTCTTAAATAAGGCTTCATGTTTACATCTGTAACAAAGTTGCCTATTGCCTGATTAATATCGCTTGTAGAACTTGTCAAGCTAGTCTGCTCTATAGTTTGCTCAAACTGACCCATGATAACTCTTCGTCTAGGTCTAGTTGTGCCTATTCGCTCTTCCGAAATAAGTTCTTCGCTAGTCAAAGGCATAATTTCTTGAATTGTGTCAACTAAGTCTAACATAGGGCCTGCAATATCTATTTCGATATTGATTTCAGGATTTTTAGTCACATCATATCCAGAGTCGAATGGAGGATCAATTATTGCCTTACCATCATAACTATAGAAGTTAGAAACACAGTTTCTAAATGTAGTTGCATAAGGCTGACTTATAACTTCTACATTTGTACCTGTACTTGCGATAGTCACCACATCAGGGAATGAAAGTTGTACACCTGTTCCAGAATCTACTTTAAGGTCTAAAGGAAACTGTGTGACAGAAGGAGAAACTACAGTTCTACCTTTGTCAAGAGTAGCCTTAAATGCTGAATCTGAAATCTCTGCTAAATTTAAGTCTTTGAACGAATCTGCTAATATTCCATTTTTAAATCTGTTTGCTCCTGAAGCATCAGTAATTAACAAATCATTAGTGGATTGTTCTAACATACTTAATGAAACGATATTAACTAGAGAGTCTATTTTTCTCTCTATTCTTCCTATATCTTCCATCTTATAGTTTTTAGTCGCAACATCAGAAACAGTTATTTTTTCTGATCCCGTAATTGCGCTTGTGTTTCCTGGTATCCTAACATTAGCGATACTATATAAGCCCCGACTGTCGGGCACGCTAGGATTCTCACTTTCACCACCTTTAAGTAGCTTAATATTTGAATACTCGTCTAAAACAACACTATCTACTCTAGACATATGATAACTCTGATCTGAAGAGATAGTTGCGTTAACAGAAGGCACTATTGCTCTAGGATCAATATTCAGTGTAGAACTAATCACTAAAGGAGCATTAGTCGTAACACTAGGGTTGACTAGCTTTGTGGCGTATGGTCTAAAGTCATAAGAGTTAATAAGGTTATGCTCTTTAGCATCTTTAGCAGTATAGTTTTGCACAAGGTTAAGATTGTCTGTAAACGAAGAGTGACTATAACTACCTACTGTTAAGAAGCCTCCTCCAATAGATGTGCTTCTAGAAATATACTTAAACCTAATCAACAGATCGTTATCAGCTAAAGATTCTCCAGCCTTTAACTCTAAGTATGATAAATCATAGAATCCATCTTTCTGATTATTCACTAGTCTGAATTTAGATGTAACATCTGTAGGATTGTTTATTGCTCTTCCGAACTTATCTTGAACGCTTAACAACTGTACCGCATTAGGCACACCCAGTAGAGCCTTTCCTGAAGCAAATACTACTTTGATATATCCAGTATCTAATTGAAGAGTGTCGGCAACCAAAGTGTCTACTCTATTGTAGTAAAGAGTGTCTATAGGGGCTGTTGTTGTTACAGTTACATCGCCTGAACCAGTTCCAGAATAATTGGCACTAAGAATAGGCTCAACTTGGTGAGTTGCAGTAATAGCAACTATATCTGTATTCAATGGAGAGCCATCAGTTGTGCCAAGTACTACAGAAGTTCCGATACCTGTGCCTGTGCCTCCGTGTCTAACTCTTCTAGTAACTTTAATATTCTGCATAGAGTTCATACTGCTCTTACCAGTATCGAATATCATTGCGCCTTTATTCGAATCGTAAAGATGGGCAGCATCTGAACCGGTGGTAACAGCTTCACTTGGGTTCGAATTAGTTTTCTTAACTAGGGGTATTGCATTTGCCGCATCATTAGCTAGACCTATTTTATTAGGAGCAGTTGATATCTGGCCAGATTCCTTTACGATAGCGTAAATATATATTTTACCAAAGTTACCAGTTGTGTCTGGAGAATTAGTTGCATGAACTATATTTGCGACAGAACAAGTACCCACTAAAGTTGTATTATTATATAATGAATATCTAGTGCCAGATCCGCCATTAATCTCAAGGTCGTGAAGTATAGCATTATCATTACTAGAATACTTGTAGTATTGTCCATACTCTATTCCAGTTATCTGCCCGCTCTTACTTTGAGTTAAACTTACTGGAGTTATTGGAAGTTTAGTCGGAGACACATTGGTAATTTCTTTGCCGTAAACATAAGCTTTACCTGGAGAAACGACAGCGAATGCAGTATCGTTTTCTCTCTCTAGAGTGACTCTCAGACCATTAGTGACATAGTGTCCAGACTCATCATAAGTTCTTCTTGCTAACTCGTTTCCAACAACATTGAACTCAGTTCGGTCACGAATACGAACAGGCTTACCGTTAACATATCTTATTAGAGAAAAGAACTCAGTAGGCTCTGAAGCACTTGCATAAGAGACTAGTGTAGGCACAAGTTGAAGTCTGTCAGCACCAGGAGCATTTTCGTTATTGAATCCTGAAGCATTATCTAGAAGAGTTGTGTCGTTATCAGAATCAATTAAATTTTCTTTAACTGTGAATCCAACAGAAACAGCACCAGGAGTATTACTATACTTAGATACGATGATGAATTGATTATCTACGAAGATGAAATGGCCTTTCTGATAGATAACACCTTCTTCGCACGATACACCAAATGATCTACCTTCATGGTTTGCTACTGTAGCGACGGTGACAGTCTGAACAACATTCGAGTTAGAGTCTAATATCTCTAAAGCTTCACCTTGAAGGAATCTTTTAACATCTGTTTGGTTATCTTGAGATGTGTTTAAGTATTTGATAAAGAATGTCTTTAAGTCTGGATCTTGAGTCTGAAAGCCATTTTGTCCTTTGATGATTTCAGCTTGTAGTCCTGAAGTAAGACCTTTTGCTATGAATGTCGTAGATGTTCCATCATCCGAAACAATCTGATCATAGACTGCAGGATTAGAGAATCCAGTTTTATCGTTTAACTTCACATAAAACAAGTCATCACGAGCAGTCAAGTTAATGCCGCTAATGATAGTACCTTCTTTATATACATTTGATCCGAATCGCTCTACCTGCTTTTGCAAAATAGTTTGAAGCTGAGTTAATTCTCGTGCTTGTACAGCCTTAGCCGGCTTAAACAAGACACGGTTAAACTGCTTTGCTTCATCGAAATCATCGTAGTACGGATCTACATTTAAGTCTGTGTTGATACCCATGGATTATTCTCTTTCCTTAATTAAAAGTCAAATATGAACTTAATTTTTTCTTTTGTGGTTGCCTTTCTCTCTATAGGAGAAAAGTCTATGTAATGTAGAAGTTCTCCTGTATATGGAGAATAAGCTCCATATTCAATATCGTTGAAAGTATTTATAGTTAATGTATTACCACTTTCTGAATTAGCTGTAGGTTTAATCTCTATTTTTCCTGGTAAGAAATTATTTCTGTGATCGCCTACATTGTCTACTATATGAATCTTAGTGCTACTTGTATATTTACTCTCGTGTACAAGTCCTTTTACAATCTCTATGTCTTTGTCTGGATCATTAGTATCAACTGCACTTGAGATTTTACCAGTCTTAGATGAATCGACTACTGTGCTATTTGCTGTAAAGGTAGTTCCTAGTGCCACTTGTCCATCTACTAGATCACTCGAAGCGACTCCCATTACGGTCTGCCATTCATCACTGCTTAGATTTCCTAGATCAGTAATGATATATTTTCGACCATTCACCTTATCCACAACATCAGAAGTCTCTACAAACTGCTGAACATAATATCCTGCAACTGCAACAGCAGTCGAATTACCAGCAACAGTGATAGCTGTGCGATTATCAAAAGAAGAAGGAGAAGTGGTCGCAGTCGTGTATGGTCCAGATCCTGATAACTTACTGAACTTTGGATTCTTTAGAAGACCTACCTGTGTGTAATAGTTCGTATCAGGAGTTGTAGTGTCTTCTCCTGAAAAATTAGTTACGATTGCAAGTCTACTCATTGCCATTTCGTTAATTGGATTAGATCCGTGACCACCAGTAGGAGAAACGACAACACGAAGCGTAGTAGGACTAGCGTCTGTTAATCCTTCTGGGTTGAGAACTCTAGCTGTTGCGAACTTATACTTAGTTCCCTTAGTCTCGTAAGCAACTCTGGTTAAAGTACCAAATCTATCTATGACTCCGTATCCTAATGCTCTAATTCCTCCTGCTTCAGGACTAGTGATGACGACTTTAGGAACTAGTTCACAGTTTACAGGTAAAATATCTGTAGTCTTAACTTGTACAATAATTTCTGATGTGCCTGAATTAGACTCAGAATTTAAAACAGAATATAGTTTTCCAGCATTATCTCCTATAGATGCTCTAAGGTACATATGCTTGTAGTGATCACTAGTGTTCGAAAGTACAGAATTGTTCTGTGCGCTTAGCCTGACAGACTTTCTGCCTTGACCAAGATCAGACTGGGTGCTTACAGAAACTTTAGAGTTATTTATTCCAGTATCAAAAACAAATTGATTGAAATGATTAGTAGGAGTAGCTTCTACAACAATTTGAGATATTCCCTCTTTCGCATTTGCAATAACATTCAAATCGCCATAGCTAGTAGGTAAAGGCAAACTGTTTGATGTTTTATAAACATTGGCTTCTGAAGCCACTACTGTAAACATATATTGCCATATATACTTGTCGCTAGTTTCTATGGATTGATATCCAGTATTAGACAAATCTGCAACAACAGATTGTGGACTAGTGGTCGAAGTAGAATTGTTATTATTTTCTATACACTTAAACACTAAGTAGTCATCTTCTCCGCTTTTAACGGTGACTACATTATTCATGTCTTCAATATCCTTAGTGTCATCGTAAGCATCATACACTGTACTTGGAGTCCATGGATTCTCATAGAACATATATCTAGCATTGTTGCTGTCTATCTTGTTACCAAATATAATCTTTCTCTGGAAGTCTCTCTTATCTTTTTGAGTATTCTGAATAGTGGGAACAGTATCTACATTAGACAATGCTCTAGATGCCATGATATAATACTCTGCTTCGGGTCTAAGGGCGTCTAGTTTATTGTCTACGATATTTCTAATTTCAGTAATGTTGGAGGCGCTCAATGCGCTACTTAAACCAGCACTGTTGAGCGTAGTCAAGTCTGTCTCAAACTGAGAACTTAAAATGCTGTTCTGACCCTTAAAAGAATTGAACAATTCATTTGTTGTTTCGACTTTAAAATTTTCTGTTATGATTTTTGCCATTATTCTTCCGTTCCTATTAAGCTGTACGCTGTTCTCTAGTGCTTGGGCCAACTATATATGGATATTCAGGTATGTTAAGATTGATATCCGAAAATGTTAAGAAGTATGCATATGTTCCAGACTTAAAATCTGGAGTTATACAATATCTTCCGTTAAACTCATCAAGAGTTCCTGTTGCGCTTTGAGGATTATACTGATAATCTTCTACAAAAGATCCTGCAGAAACTTCACTATAATCGTATGTTCTTCCTTGTGCCGGAGTACCGAGCAATGAGTACGAACTTCTCATTCTAATTACTGGACTTGTTGCGTCATCGGGATTACTAAATCCGTATGGTCCATATATGGGATATCCATCAAACGCAAATCCCACTATCTTAGAATGTCCTGAAGTAACAGTATCGCTTGCATATGTTGCTCCATGTCTTAGCTTGTCAGCACCGAAGCTTCCATACATATTTGTAGAACTATAGTAAGGATTAGCATTGAATAACTTAGTATTGCCTACCATTCCTTTACTATAAAACGCACCACTTCTATATGTATACTGTCCATTTTCGTCAGGTTTGCCGTCACACTGATCAGCTATAAAATCGTTAGGAAGAGCAACCTCGTTCCAAGTGAAGTTTGTAGGAGCACTTTTATTGCTCACCGGTAAACTTCTAATAGTAGATGCTGACGAAAGAATAGGTACGCCATTAGTTGTTATTCCTATTGGAGTGCCCACTACTATCTGTTCTGGATCTCGTGTACTACTGCCAGCTCGATATGTGAAAGTGAAGCTATGCGATTGATCCAATATACTAGCACTAGGAAAACTTCTCGTCTGTGATCCATCATTCACAAAGTTAGTGCCTGCCTTCAATGGATACGGATCGCCGTCTGATGTTATCTTCAATGTAGCCATAGTCTATTGCTCCTGTATTCCTATTAATTCAGCATCGTCTGTATATATACCTGTCTGTCGTATAAGCAAATGCGGACCGCCAGTTAAACCAGACAGATCGATTGGAGTATCACCAGTGCCGTCACCCGCAGGAGTCTTAGATAGCTGGAAGGTATCGTTAGTGACATTTACAACATAGTAATACTCATACTCAGCCGCTCTATTAGCTGAAGTGTTTCCTATTAGATTGCCTGAACTAGTGCCTCTATACTGATAATACTGTACTATAGTGTCATCTATAAGCCCATGGCCACTCTTCGTCACATTTAGCGAACTAATATCACTAGCACTAAACTGTACCAGAGAGTCTGTGATTTCTGCGATTTGGCAATTTCCCACTCTTGCTCCACTAGTCGTAATATTAGTAGGAGCATCAGCTTTAAATATGGTTCCCAGTCTTGGCCAAGTTGCAGGAAGTCCGCTAGAGGCTTGAGTTTCAGAACCGTCTATTATGTTAGACCATATCGCACTAGCAGTCACTCTATTACTACCAGCAGGATTGGTGCCTATATTCATAGATATGTTTGCAGTAGCTGTGTTGTCCATGTCTTCAAGGTTTTCCATAGAGTGTACTACATAGAACTTATCAACAACTGGATAATTCGAGATAATACTATCAGTGGCACTACCTCCTGCAGTAAGAGTGTATGTGTTACCAGAGGGTCTGATAGCCTGCGGACTATATGTGTCACCCGTATAATGAGGAGATACAAATATAGAATCTTTATAGGATACCTTTCCTGTTCCTAAACTACTTCCGTTCACTGAAGCCGTGAACACTGTACCCACAGGCACACTTGTTTTAGTGAACTTCACTAAGTCTATAACAGCAGGAGCATCTACAAGCAAAGCCTCATGATTAAAGCTACCGGTGAATGCACTTGATATAACAAGTCCGTCGGTAATAGTATTCAAATTGGCTAACAATTCCGGGCTTATTGGATCTAAGCCAGTTACTTGCCTAAGTGCTTGTAGAGCATCTAGTGAAGTGACAGTGCCGCTATTATTGAAATCAGGAACAAGCGAAGAATAACTACCTAAAACGCTATTCCAAAAATTATACCACTCTAATCGAGAATCAGAATCTAGGAACTGAACATCGCTCCAAGAAGCACTTCCTATATCTGAGATAACATAACTAACACCGAGTTCTAGATTAAATCTACCCTGTATTACCTCAGAGTTTGTCGGAACTCCTACAGTAGACCACTGAGCAGAAGTTGTGTCTCCTAGTAATGTGACAGTATATTCTGTTCCTGCAACAATATCAGCAATTCCAATTTGCTTAACTGTTGCAAGTTGTTTTCCTTGAATGTTGAATGTAGATATCTCTAAGTTCAAATCATTATCTAATGTGTTGATAGTATTCACTAGGGGCTTACTAAACAACTTAGTCCCTGCTACGCCCACAGTTTCGCTAATCAAAGATTCATACCTAGAAGGATTTATTATAGAAGATATCTCATATGAATATTCTTGATAGTAATCATTGTCATGTAAGTTCTTAGAGGACTCACTCAAGAAAGATGTTTTAGAACTCCACTTACCGCCAGTCTTACCTTGACCTAATGATCTTAGTGTAGCTGTCGCAACATTTTTATTGTAGTTAGTTGAAGTGGGCTCATTATTAACCAGACTAACTGTTTCACGATCTGAATATCTGTATCCAGTTTTAGTTACAGCCACTTCTTCTATTTGTCCTGACTGAAACATTGCCTTACCTTTTATGTCCGCATTTGCTCCCATAGGTAAAGAGTTGGGATCTTCGCTTATATTCGTAATTCTCTTCTTAAATCCGCCTACCTTAACAGGAACAATGACAGTACCCTTATCGCCAGAGCCTATAGCGGCACTGATTGCTGATGCAGTAGTTGATGTGAATATTTCTCCAACCTTTGGCGCAGAAGAAGCTCCCACAGCTACCCAGTCCGAATTATTTGTGTTACCCAAAGATACGATCTGATACTCTTGATTTGGTTGCATAGTAGCTAAACTTCTGTTGCCTTCAAAACCATAAAATGATATAGGTCTAAAGTAGAAGTCGTTCCCGTCTCTTTTAAGAAACTTGGCTTTAACTTGATACTCTTTTGTATCACCTGTAGTGAACTCAAAGGTACAGTCACTATTTTCATAGTTAGATCCAGTAGATGTTGTTCCCAAGCTTTCAAGAAGTATAGACCCGTCTGTTTCGGGATCATCATGCAATCTATTGCCTGTTTGGTTTATCTGTAGATCAGCTACTTTAATATTCTGAGTTATAGTATCTCCTGCAGAAATATCAAAATCGACTGTATCAAAGTTTAATACTACATCTTTTTTGTTGAACTTTGATATGTTAGTATTCTCAATAGAGATTCCCACATCATTCTGGTAATCGACACCGCTGTTCAAAATATTCAACTCTGATATAGATCCTATCTTGAGGGTAATAGGATTAAAAGCATTGCCTAATGTGGTACCGAGATTCTCATT